TTCTCTATTTCTGACGGCGGCGGCGGATAAAGTCGTGTACTTCTGCTTTCGGCCATAAACGTTTGCGCGGCGAAATTACAAACGGCTTTGGAAAGTCTGCCTGTTTGCAAGTCTGATTAACGAATGTTGCGCGTTTAACGTGTAGCAGGTCGGCACATTCTTGGGCTGTGAGGTACATTCAAAAATCCTTTTATTGCTTGCAATATAAGCAAAAATCTAAAATATCAAGAAAGAAGCTATTGGCGGGTTTGATAGTTGATTTTGCATATTTGAAGGGACTTACTGGATCATATTTACCACTAGATAATCTCTTCAAAATCAAAAGAATAGGATATAACGTCAGAAGTACCAGAAAGAAAAAAATACGCGCCGAAATTAATAATACAAGAGCTGTAAAAGATGAAAATACTAATACAGCTAATGGGAACAAAAATAGTATTAAAAAAATATTATCTACTGTTTTGATTACAAATTTATTTTCAAAATCAATTTTCATCTTTGTGCCTTTCGTATTTTCATCAGGCGGTATTTACGCCGCCTGTCGGATTGGTAGTTATTTAGCCGCCGGCGCATTATTGCTCCGTACAAACTTCGCCAAATCGGGCTTAAAGTAATTTTCGCCTTTTACGATTTTCCCGTTCTCGTTAAAGATTGGATTGCCGTTTTCGTCAAATTTACTCCAGTTTGATAAATTGACTTCTTTCAGCGCGCCGACCATGTCAAAGCCCATCATATAGCCCACGCCGATTGCTGTTACGATTTGGTCGCACAACGCGTCTAAAATCTCGACAGACTGATTTTCATCCATACTTTCAACGCCCTTGAGATATGGGGCGCAATCGCTCTTAAATCGCAACTCTTGCAACGCAACATCATCACAATGTAGATTCATGGCGTTGCACATTTCTTTGATTTCTTCAAAATGACAACCAAACTGAACCATCACATCTTTACTGGTTGGATTTGGCTTTGCTGCTTTAAACCAATCAATCACTTTTTCAATATTCATTTTCAAGCTCCTATTTGTACGGTGTATTCTTTGCGGTCATACGGCTTGTTTTGGTTTACCGCCTGCGCTTGGAAGTAGGCACATAAACCGTCTGCGCTTGGATAGGTCAAGACGTTGATTGCCTCAACCTTGTAAACTGCGCCGTCCTGTGTTTTAAATTCCTGCCCGATTTTGTACGGGCAACCGTGTTTTTCGGGGTGCGCTTTCAGGTCGTCTAAAATATCTTTGCGCTTTTGGCTTAGATAATTAATCGCCGCTGATAGCTGGCGCAACTCGTGCGAAATTGTCACTTCATCTGCCCTTTCTGATATTCGTTTATTTGCGCTTGCCCTTTAGGGATTCCTGATACTTCCACCGCGATGATGACGACGGCGATCAGGATTGCGACGACTATTTCTTTCATGCCTCGCACACCCTTTCCCCAATCCACCGCATGACCGGAACTGCCATACTGTTGCCGATTGCCATGTATCGCGGCGTGTCTGGGCATTGCTCGGCTGGCTTGTTTCGCCACGGAATCAGGGTGTAGTTGTCGGGGAAACCTTGTAACCTTTCGCACTCGACGGGGGTTAGTTTTCGTACTTTTGGATAATTTATAACGCAATTGCCGTTACAAATTTGGTCTGAATCTACGCCGCAGCCGCCAAACCCAGTGCTTAACGTTGCTCCAATTTTTGAAACTAATAAAGTTTCACTACCACCAGACAGCGCGCCTCCTGTTCTTTTTACTGTGCCACCGATATCGGATTCTCGATATGTTCCAAAGCTGCTTTCAATAAAGGCGGAAGATTCTTCCCTCTTTTTCCTGCCCTGTCCAAGATTCCTGCTTTCGCCCGGTTGCTCAAATAGTATTTGGGCGACACGTCTGTTTCGATTACCTGCGACAAGAAACACTCTTCGACGACGTTGGGGAACTCCGAAATATTGGGCATCCAAGATTCGCCATGCGATTTCGCATTCGTTCGAACGCACAATACCTGCACCCGTCCACCTTCCCCCTGTTGGGACAAGCTCTTTGGATTCGCCAAGCAAAGCTGCCAAAAAACATCCGAAGGCGTTGTCTCGTGTTGATAAAACGCCGGGGACGTTTTCCCACAGTACAACTGCGTCGGGCAGTCCGTAGCGTCTTCGAATAGTGTTAATTGCATTTAAAATCCTTACAAAAACAAGCGTCAGGTTTCCGCGTTCGTCATTTAGGCTGTTTCTTAAGCCGGCAACCGAAAAAGCCTGGCAAGGTGTCCCGCCGACCAAAATATCAGGTGCTTCAATTTCGCCTGACAAAATCCGCTCCGGTAACGTCGTCATGTCGCCATAGTTCGGGACGCTTGGGTAATGGTGCGCCAACACGGCACACGGGAAAGGTTCGATTTCAGAAAACCATATCGGCTTCAGATTCAGCCCGCTCCACGCAACGGATACCGCTTCAATTCCACTGCAAACGCTGCCATATGTTAGCTCTTTCATGCTGCTGCTTCCTGTCGCATAAGTCCAATCAGGTTTGCGGCGCGTTTGAAATGCTTAGTCCAGTTGAAACAACTGAAGCCGGTGCCGCTGTCGCAATGTCTGATGATGTTTTCCGAATCCTTGACGGCCTGAACCAGTGCGCCCCCCTTATTCGCGACAAGCATTTTCATCATCGGTTGCCGCACGTCTCCGATGCGTTGCGGGCGTACAGGATTCAGCGGCTTGCCGTACATCGCCGATAACTCCGTGTCTGCCTGAATCCCCACGTCGTAAAGCAGGTTTGTGGCGTGCAAGATTCTGTCGGTAAATTCGGCATAGGGCATTTTCAGGCGGCGGGCTTCCGCGCGTGAATCGCTGCCGTTGACGACTTTATCAACCGCTGAAATTATTCCTCCATCAAGTTCCAAAAACGTCATGGATTTTTTGGTAACGCTGACGGCGATTGAGTATGTCGATACTTCGGCGATTAATCGTACCGGCGCGTCTTTCAAAAACTCTTCATATGCGGAGAAGAGATTAGACAGGGGGCGCAATACCAATTGACGCTGATTCGGGCTGAGGTCGTCAAAATCTTTAGTCCATTTGGCAACTGCTTGCGACGCTTCACGGCAGGCAAACTCCACGCTTTTCTCGTTTGCTGGGTCGTCTGTGTTGCAGTACAAGCCCAAGCGTTGCACCTGCTTGATGATATGCTCGGCGAAGTTGATTAATTCCTGATTGCAGGCATAGCGCATATCTTGCAACGACAGCCACATTTTGACGCTGCACGTTACCGCTTCATCTTCTGACACTTTCACACCTGACAACATCACGGCGATGTTCTCTTTTTGCGCTTTTGACAAAGTGGATAGGCGGTTTCGGTCAACGTTTTTGACTGCTCCCGCGCGTTTCAGGGCGCGTTCTTGCTGCGTTGATTTCTTTGCTGCTCGCTTGGCGGCAAGTATTTGGCTTGCCGTCGGTTTTGTTGTTGCTGCTACTGTTTGCATTTTGTTTCCTCGCTAATTGCCGTCCTCTCAACGGCTCGGGCGTTTGGCTGCCTGCCTGTGGGGTTAGTTGTCTGTCGGTAATTGCATTGCCGCGTCTATCGCGTCGCGCATACTATCGAGATGTTTTTCAACGCATTCGCACGGGAGTAACACGCTGCCTATTTTGTTGTGCTTGTCTGCCAGCCAATCAAGGCGAACAGTGTCAGGGTGTGGGACGATTTCAAAATCGTCAGCATCATAAAAACTGGACACCGCGTTACCATCAAAAAAAACCAAAACGGATTTAAAACTTATGCTAACTACAATACCAACCGCGCCGTCTGATTTCCGCTTCACACGGTCGCCGAATTTAAATTTTTGAGTCATTTTTTAGCCCTTGATTCAAAATGGGATGTCGTCCGATTCATCGCTACCATCAACAGGCGCGGCTGGTGCTACTGGTGCTTGACGGCGTGGCGGTGTCGGTGTTTCGCCTTGCGCCGGTTGCGCCTGTTGCCCATCACTGCCCCCGCCCAGCATTTTCATTTCATTGGCGATAATGTCGTATGCGGTGCGTTCGATGCCGTCTTTGCCTTGGTATTTACGGCTTTGTATGCGGCCTTCCAGATAAACTTGGCTGCCTTTTTTCAGGTATTGCCCAGCGATTTCGGCAAGGCGGCGATACATGGTGATGTTGTGCCACTCGATTCTCTCTTGACGCTGTCCGCTCTGGTCTTTCCAGCTTTCGCTCGTAGCGACGCTGAAGTTACAGACCGCCTCGCCGTTGGGCATATAGCGCGTTTCAGGGTCTCGACCGAGACGACCGATTAGGATTACTTTGTTCAGCATTTTTAATTTCCTCTAAGGTTTATTTTTTCTTCCCGATTTTTTTATAATCCAACAACTCTTTTAGCGGGAAAAAAATGTCAAAATCGGTCTCCAAGTCCCGACTGATTATGTCTGCGGCGACCACCCCGTAACTGTTGGCGAATGATTCGCCAGTCGATTTATTGATTACGATTGGGTCGCTTTTAATTAAGACAACGCGGCCGGTTGGTGACTTCCAAATCTCCCCTTTTTTGGGGGCGGTTGCATTGGCTAACGCTTCTGCCTGATCCGAAGCGCATGAATAACGGCGCGCCTCTTTAACATCTTTTTTACTTGGTCGTTTATTGAATACTTCGAACTTCATATTTTTTCCTTTTTGGTTTCTTTAAAAACTGTTTTGACAGGCTTCCAGACGACCTTCCCGTCTATCTCTTGCGCCTGTCTGATTCCTACGATGTGGATGTCAGGATTCCCTGCGAACAGCCTGATAAATTCTTCCGCTGTCTCAATCGACGAATATTCAGGGCTGATTTGGTAGCGGGCGTTGCTTAACCGCTTCCATTTGCGCGTGTCCTCGTACCACTTGCAATCGTCTTTGTTGTAAACAAGCCGCCGCCGTTTCTCTTCTTCGGGACGGCTTTTACCAAACACTGCGAACATGACGGATCCTTACAGGGCGTTGATTTCTGCCTTTTGCTCGTCGGTCAGGTTGTATTCTTCCAAAACTTCGGCAACATCTTTCACACCTGTTGATATTGCCTCCACCAATGCGATGAACAGCTCTTCTGACGGTGTGGGTTTGGCGGTATCAACGGAATCGGCGGTAATGGTGTTTTCGGCAATTTGCTTAAATCGTTCGTGATTCTCGCTGCCCAATTTCAGACGATCTGCCGCGCCAATGTCGGAAAACCATTTTTTGTATTCCTCGATACCCTTGTTTGCTGCCGCCTCGCCATCAGCAATCAGACTGTCTAACTCATGGTCTGCTTTTACTTCTTTGGGTGTTTCAGGTGCTTGGATACGCTGCGCCTCGTCTTCGTCGTAGATTCCGACAAAACCAAACGCCAAACGCGCGGTTTGAATCATGGCTTTGTGGCGGTGCATTCGTTTGGTGTGACTCTGCCATGGGCCGTTTACTTCGCCGAACTTCCCTTTAAACGGCGGGCGGTACACTTCATCTAAATATTCTCGAGCGACAATGGGGTGACTGCGGTCTTTTCGGTAAATGACACACTCTACCCATTCATGGGCTTTTGTGTTACTTCCGGCAGGGGTGGTAGTTTCTTCGGAGTATTTGAACTCCATGCCATCAAATTGCGGGTGGTTGTTGATAATACGCGACCAACCATCCACGCCAACCACGGGGACAATGCCGTTTTGTTTATCGGGGAATGCGTAAATCTCTTTGGTAAACGGGTTCAATCCGTATTGGGTTGATACAATCATCAGGGCGTTAAATTGCGCGTCTGTCGCATTACCTTTAAAGGCGGTTGCTTTAAGCGTTTGCACAAGCTCTTGCGGGTCGCCTTGAATGTTGAATTGTTTTGCAAGTGCTACTGCTTGGTTTTGGGCGATACTCATTTTTAAATTCCTTATCTGTATTGATTCAAAAGCGTTTCGTAATAGGCTTGACAGGCTGCTACGCGCTCTTTGATTAGTTCGATTTTTTCGTCATCACGCATGACGGTTACGGTCGTTATGCGCTTCTCAATCGGGATGGCTTCCACAAGGTCGATGTATTTCTCGCGGTCTTCCCACGGTTTTAAAAGCTCTTCGGGCGTGGGCAATAACCAAAAGTCGATGTCGGCGCGGTCGCAATCAAACAGCCACATATAGCCTTGCATCTGCCAGTCGTAACCCGCTTTGACTGCTTTCTTTTCGGCTTCGTCCCGGAAGAACGGATGCGTTCCGATGTCCCATGAACACTTGGTATCAACAATCAGGCGGTCGTCTGAATCGAAAACGTCACATTCGCCCGTCAGCCAGTCATTGACGCGCCGCTCGATGTTTTTTCGGTACTCTTTGCCCCGAACCAAGCCGCTGTATTTGATGGCGGTCTCTTCCATCAGGTCGCCCTTTTCGGTATAGGCGTTGCCGTCGAAAGATTCAAAGCCGAACAGTTCACGCTTCGCCATCTCAATCAGTTTTGATTTGGCGGTCTCCGTGATGGTCTCGCCTTTGGCTTTTGGTTTGCCGATGATGTCGGCGATGGAAGAACAACGAATCCTCATAACTCGCCCCTCCTTTACGCCCCTTCCAGCAGCTTATCCATGTGCTTACGCGCCGCCTTTTCGGTTTTAAAAACCTGAACGTCTTGCAACGCCGCACGTTTTGCCTTATCGGGTCGGAACGTAACCTTGTTGTAGCCGTCGGGCATGATTCCGACCTGATAGCCGCCTTTGACTTTTCGCATGACTACGTTAGGGCTGCGCGGTAAGCCCATAAAACCTTTTACTTTTGCCGACAGGCTGCCAGCCAGTCCGTATGGTTTATGGTTCATTTTGCCGCCTCCGCGTCGCCGCGCACTTTTTCCAGCGGCGGTAAAGATTGATAAAGTTTCTCGATTTCGTCCGCCTGCTGGCGCGTTGCTTCTTCTGCTTCGCGCATCGCTTGTTTGGCGATGTCTTCGCGGATACCCTCGTAAGGGTCTAAGGCGTCCACGTCGATAAAGGCGGCGTCCGTAGTGTAGTCTGCGTATGCCTGCGCTTTCGCGTATGCCTGCACGCAAAAAGCTACTGCCGCCGAAGCGATGATGATTGCTGTGTATTTCATAGTTGTTTCCTCGCTGATTCATGATGTTTGGGATTGCCCGCTGACTGCTGCTTATCTCAACAATCGGCGGGCTTGGCTGCTTCTTCGTTCAACCTGCGCCGCGGCTGCTTAAGGAGTCGCTGCCCGCGCATTGTCGCGGTTTGAGGCGGTGGGAAAACATTTCAATAAAAACCCCCGCCGACATTCCCACTCACGACTAACGGTCTGCCTACTCTATTCCACTT